GAAATTTCGATTGTGTCATCGAAAATTTGCGTTAAGTTAGAAACACGTTTACGAGCTTTAAAGCGAGCATCGCGAGCGTCGCGACCTTCTTGACCCTCAACAAACATTACTTCTACTTTTGCGCCATCAGCAATTGCAGCTGCAGTCGTGCCGGCATATCCGCGTACTACTGTCAATGTTTTATTTACAGAATCAACAGCAGTAACAAGCAGTAATTCTTCGCCGATTTTAACGACTTGATTAGCGCGGAATGGTTCAGCGTCCGCTACTACGATAGAAGTATCAGAATCTGTTTTTGCTCCATTTACGGTACTTTCGTAAGATACTAACTCATCCTCGAACCATGCGTGTTCAACTTGCGTAACTGCTTCCCCGAAACCTAGTAAGTTGATTAACGGGGTTTGGTGTGGATTGAGCAAAAGAATTTCGTCGACAACTGATTGCTTAACACCGATTAAGTCTTTGTTATAAATTTTGGACATTCTACATTTCCCCCTTAAAATTTTTGAAATTTAGAATTAAAAAAGACGCCGATTTAACGGCGTCTGATGAATATATCTGTTAAAGATAAGCGCTTATCTTATAACCCTAATTCGTTTTTCAGTTTTACATATGCGATTTTATCCTCGATACGACCGCTCTTGCGCGCTTTCTCCGCGAGTTCTTGTAGTTTTCGCTTCATCGATTCCTTACTGTCCGCGCGCTTGGTTTCGTTATTGCCTGGCGTTGGGTCGGCGTATTCATTACCGCCGAACAAATACGGCTTCGCTTTTTTCAACGCTTCCACCGCTTCCTTAACGCCCTTGACGTTGCCGTCCTCGTCAACCTCAACCGCCGACAAGTCCGCAAGTACAAACGCATCGTCAAGCGCTTCACTACGAACGCCAAGCTCTTTCGCAATCAAACGGAATTCCGATTTAATTAAGCGTTTGTTTGCCGCTTCTAGCGCTTGCGATTTCGATTGTTCCGCTTCTTGCGCTTGTTTTTCAAGCTCCGCAAGTTTCGCTTGCAAACGTTCAAGCTCCGTCATTTCCGCTTGCTTGCGTTCCTCTTCCGCTTTTTTCAAGCGCTCGTATTCCGCTTTGATTTCGTCGAAACCTTCGTATTTCTTGCGTTCACGTTCAAGGCGTTTCTTGATAATTTCGTTTAACTCGTCCTCGGTGAACGTTTTTACAGGGTTCTTTTCCGCCTCCCCAGGCGTATTTGTTTCGGTTGTATCTGTTTCGACTTGCGACTTCGTTTGTTGCTCGTTGCTATCACGTTTAATTTCTTCGCTCATTTACGATTCCTCCTTACCGCGTTTTAAGTCCGCGTAGACTTTAGTTTCCGTAGCTTTTAACGACTTCCACGTCTGGTCGGGCGGACTACTCTACCGCCGTTTGTGTCGATTGTCTATACGGATCTTGTTCGTTGCGCATTAAGCGACGTTCGGCGAGAATTTCCATAAGCTTCGCCTCCGGATTCTCAACGCCTTTACGCGCCAATGCGCCTTTAATCGATTCAAGGTCCGCTGCCATTTCTGTTGTGAGCCGGTTAATTAATTCGAGCTGATCTTCCGGCAACGGCAAACGGAAATGCACGGTATTGTCGTAGTTATCGTCAATCATATCGACAAGCTCACGGTCATAAGAAAAACGCGGGTCATCTTTCCGCGCTTTCATATAACGGAGAATATATTCGTTAATTTGTTGCAGGCGCGAACGCCATACAACCCATGACCGTTGTGTTTTCGAAATGATAGACGAAAACAGCAACTTAACCGCCATATCGTTAATACCGCCAACGTTCATTTCGGCTGTGTTCACACTTGGCACTTCCGCGATTTTGTGTAAGTTCGCGTATAGTCGGTCGAGGTACGCTTCGACTGCTTCTTTAAATTTGAAATTCGATTCGAGCTTTTTGGCGTCCGGTCGTTCGCCTTCGAGCAAGCCGCCAGCGCCTTGTAAGTTCCACATTGCGCCCGGCGCGACCTTTAAACCTTTGTCGTTGTCGACGTTAAGCAATAGTGTAATTGCGAACATTTCGAAACGAATCGCGTCGGAGTAGTCCGAGAGTTTTTTATTAATCTCGTCGGTAATTTCCGCCCATTTTTCGATCTCCGAATAGCCGCGAGTCATGCCAGTAAGGCGATCGTTTGGAATTTCAACGACCGGAATGAAGTTTAGCCCCATCGACGAGCGAGGCACGATTTCCTCGTCGATGTAAATTTCGCTGGGTCCTGGCGAATCATAAACCGCTTCGTGTATATAGCACTCGTAATCGCCTTTTTGCTCGTTCCATTCGAGGTAAAACGATTGCTTCCACATTTTCGTGTCTTCTTTGAACCGGATGAAATGTACCTCTTTCAGTAAATCGGTGTCTTCCTCGTCGTATTTCGCGACGACCTCAAAATCCGGTCGGAAGAACACGCGGAACTTTCCGGTGCGCTTGTCGTAAACGATTTTCGCCCACACCGTTCCGGCAATCTTCCGGTCTTTTGCCGCCTCTAACAGCTTTTCATGCGTGCGGTTTTCGCGGTGAACCCAGTTAATGAGCTGTTCTTTCGCTGCCGCCCGCCTGTTTTCTTCGTCTTGCTCGGGGCTTGGTGTGTAACCTTCGCTTACCATATCGATTGGGTCGTCGATGATGTCCGGCTCGACTTCCCATTTCGGCTCCATTTCGAATTCCCATGCCGCCATTGTGTCGATGAGCAGGCGGTCGAAATTAATCGTAAGTGTGGTCGGGTCGTAGTCCAGGTCGTCGGGCTTGCGGTAATCGCGCCACACTTGCTTGCCTTCATAGCGCTCGTAAAGCCGGATGACTTTCGCGATGCGCTCCATTTCCTCAACGCCGAGCCACTCTTGCGTTGGCGTGAGCCACGGCATCGTTTCGTTGGTTACGTGCACCACTAGGCTTCCGCCCTCCTTTCGTTAGAATTAACGTAAGCGTTTAGCCGATGTTGTTATTACTGTAGATTTTGTTTTCGCCGCCATATAAGCGCTGGCAAGCGCGTCAGGGCCATCGTCATGTTTGTGCATAGGATACATTTCAAACATTTCGAGTAATAGGCGATGCTTGCGGCTGAATCGTATTTTGCCGTTTTGAATATCCGGTAATAGCGCTTCGATACGCAATTGTTTAGCTGTGCGGTTCTTAATCTTTTTCAAACGAGTGCTTGCCGGATAACCATGTCGTTGTAATTCTTCGCCTAACTTATCGGCAAACCACTCTTGCGCCATAATCGCTTCGACTGCAAGTACCGAATATTGATAATGAAGTGTTTTGTCGACGATAACGCGAAGGAAAACGTCCGGGTGAACACGCTCTAAATAACAATCAACGACATAACAAATTCCTGTATCTTTGTTTCGGGCTAAAGTTATAAGCGCCGAGTAGTCGCCTCTTTGTTTTCCCATTCCAAAGTCCACGGCGGCGATATAATCAAAACGTTTCCCTTCGAGTTCCCAATCCTCATAAAACGTAAAATATTCCGGTTTGAATATTTGCCGCTCTTCGTCTACCGGCGAGTTAAGGTATTCCTGCGCGAACGCTTTAGCACCGTTTTCCTCGCGCAAAACCATTAGGTCGTAATACGAAAACATTTGCGGCCAAAGCGTTTTGGCGCCGCGCAGCATTTCCGCTTCGTTTTCTTCGTAAAATTGGCGTGCTTTTTTCGCCGCATCCGGGTCGTCACTTCGGTAAATCTCGCGCCAACGTTGCCACAAATCCTCACGCTCAGCCCACGACAGGACAGCCGGAAACACTCGCGACTCAAAATCGCGCCGCTCTTTTAACACGTAATCGAGTAAGCTATCGAAGCACAGTATCGTACCCATGTAAATCGCGATACCGTGACGAGCAAGCGCCGGCAGCATTTCTTCGCGAAACCATTGCTTGTTTTTCTCGATTAACTCCGGCGTGTTCGTGTTGGCTTTCGACTCCAAGTCGTCCAAAATGAAAAGGTCGGGGCGTGTGTTTCCGTGCCGCAATCCGCGCATTTGCGTTGCGACCCCTTTCGCCTCGACCTTCGTACCACTTAACGTGACGAATTCGTATTTGTTGTCGACTTCGTTCATCGATTTCTTTTTATGTAGCAACTGTCCGAAGTCTTCGATTAATTTTTCGTTGAATTTTAGTTGATTGGCGGTCCATTGAATGAAGTCGCCAGCCACGTCGGTTGTTTCCGAGATTTCAACGATGTACTTACGATGTCGGAAAACGACTTGGTGACACAAAAACCCGTTACTCAAATAACCGGTTTTCGCATGACCGCGCGGACATGCCCATGCGACGTGTGTTTTTTGCTTACCTTGCACAATCGCGTCCAGGAGCGAGCATAGCGTCTTATGAAACTCCGCCGAGTTTTCGTAGGTAACGCCCGCCGGAATTAAGTTGCCGTCGTTACCGGGGTTCCGGTCTTCGCTAAAATACTCGATCATGAAATAAAGCATGTCGTACTCAGCGCGGT